GTATTTTCTGCATTATTGGATTTAAATGCAGCTATTTCAGACAACTTACAATTTAATATTGATAGGAGTATTCAAGAAACAATTCTTCAATACGCTCAACAAAGGTCATCAATCTTCAACATTGCTAGAACATATGGGTTAAAAATACCAGGACAAAGACCATCTGTTGCTTTGGTTGATTTCTCAATAACAGTACCGGCTTTTGGTGATAAAGAAGATTTAAGATACTGTGGAATATTAAGAAGAGGTGCTCAAGTAAATGGCGGAGGTCAAGTTTTTGAAACTGTATACGATATTGATTTTGCCTCTCCTATTGGAGGTGACGGGTTTCCAAATCGTTTAAAAATACCCAATTTCGATTCAAATAACCGATTATTAAATTATACCATCACCAAGAGAGAAACGGTTGTGAATGGGGTAACAAAAGTATTCAAACGTGTTGTAACACCAAATGATGTTAAACCATTTTTTGAGTTATTCTTACCTGAAAGAAATGTATTAGGCGTAACAAGTGTAATATTAAAAGATGGGACACAATATGCCAGCATCCCAACTGAACAAGAATTCCAAGCTTTAGATGATAGATGGTATGAAGTTAAAGCTTTAATTGATGATAGGGTATTTGTTGAAGACCCAACCAAAGTATCGGACAATCCCGGAATAAAAGTAGGAAGATACATTCAAACTAATACAAAATTCATTACTGAATACACTCCACAAGGATTTTTGAAAATGACATTAGGGGGTGGAACACAATCCGCTGATGAACAATTGGCTGAATTTGCAAGAAATGGATTTAAATTGAATTTATATAAGTATTCAAATAATTTGGCTTTAGGTAGCACATTAAAGGCTAATACTACAATGTTCATTCAGTATAGAGTGGGTGGTGGAACTGGAAGTAATTTGGGTGTTAATGTTATTAATAATATTGGAACTGTATCCTTTGCGGTAAATGGACCATCTACTAGTGTAAATACGAGTGTTATTAATTCATTGTCTTGTACCAATGTAACTGCGGCAATTGGTGGTGCTGGTGCTCCCACAAATGAAGAAATCAGAAACTTGGTTGCATTTAACTTTGCGGCACAAAATAGAGCTGTAACAATCAATGACTATGAATCAATTATCAGAACAATGCCATCACAATTTGGTGCTCCAGCCAAAGTATCAGTAACTGAAGAAAACAACAAACTAAAAATTAAGATGTTGTCATATGATGATAGTGGAAGATTAACTGAAATCATATCAAACACATTAAAAAGTAATATCGCTAATTACCTATCAAATTATAGAATGATAAACGACTACATCTCAATTGAAACCGCAAATGTAATTGATTTGGGATTCAATATTGATGTTGTATTAGATAATACTCAGAATCAAGGTGCCTTTGTGACCCAAGTTATTGATATCGTATCAAACTATATGGATCCAGGTAATAGACAAATGGGACAAAATGTTAATATTTCTGAAATAAGAAGATTAATCCAATCCCAAAATGGAATATTAACGGTTTCGGAGATTCAAGTATTCAACAAGGTTGGAGGTCAATATTCATCATCACAAACATCACAAAGATATTTGGATGCTACAACCAAACAAATTGAATTAATTGATGATACCATATTTGCTGAACCAAGTCAGACATATCAAATTCGTTTTCCAAATAAAGATATTAATGTGAGGGTTAAGAATCTTAAGACCACTAATTTCACATAGTAATTTATTTATCTAAATTGTTTTCTATCTTTTTGTTGAAAATATCAAATAAACTATTTATCTAAAAAGGTAGATTAATGTCAAATTCATATAGAATAAGAACCCAAGTTGGGGTAGATAAGTCAATTAAAGTACATTTAACACAAGATTTTGAGTTTTTGGAAATACTTTCCATTAAGATTTTGGAGAGTGACATTTATACAAGACAATGTGCTGACTATGGTGTTGTTGTAGGTAGAATTAGCATAAATAATGGATTTGGACTTCCAAATTGTAAGGTTTCTATCTTTGTCCCATTATCAAGTATTGATGCAAATAATCCAATTATATCTGATTTATATCCTTATAGTTCAGTTTCTGATTTAAATGACCTTGGTTATAGATACAACCTATTACCTTATGTTAAATCGTATTCAAATCACGTACCAACGGGTTCATTCTTTGACAAAGAAGATGTTTTATTAAATCAAAGTTATATTGAGGTATTTGACAAGTATTATAGATATACCGCTGTAACAAATGAGAGTGGTGACTTTATGATATTCGGTGTTCCACTTGGAACTCAAACAATTCACGTTGATGTGGATTTATCTGATATTGGTGAATTCTCCTTGGCACCTCAAGATTTGGTAAGAACTGGAATTGCGAATGAAACACAAGTTGCAGGGACTAAATTTAGGTCTTCAAGTAATTTGAATGAATTACCTCAAATTATATCAATTAATAGAATTATAACGGTTGAACCATTATGGGGGCAACCTGATATTTGTAATATTGGTATTAATAGAACTGACTTTGATTTATCCGCTGAGGCAAATGTAACCATACAACCTACGGCCATTTTTATGGGGTCAATCTTCTCATCAAACGATTCACAATTTCAGAAAAGAAATTGTAAACCAAAAATAAAACAAGGTGAATTATGTAATTTAGTTGCAGGGCCAGGTGAAATTTTAACTATACGACAAACAATACAACAAGATAATCAAGGAAGACCAATATTAGAACAATTTGATTTAGATTCTGGTGGTCAAGTGATTGATGATAATGGTACTTGGTTAGTTGATTTACCTATGAATTTAGATTATGTAACAACCAATGAATTCGGTGAAAGAGTTATATCAAATGACCCCGAAATTGGAATACCAACAAAAGGTAAATATAGGTTTAAAATTAAATGGAATCAATCACCAGACTTGTCAGAACCCATCAAAAGGGGTTATTTTTTAGTTCCAAATATTAGGGAGTATGGATGGACATCAAGTGGTACTATTGACCCTTTAACATCACCTCATGCTTCTATAATTAATGAAACAAAGGCATTAAAATCTTACGCATTTAGTTTAGATTGGGATGATTATGCAAATCCTCAATTAGCAATTGATTGTGAAGATACTTTTTATCAATTTTCTTATAATAAAGTATATACTGTCTCACAATTAATTGACCAATATAGAAAAGGATACTTACCAAACAGAATAATTGCAGTTAGGAATATCTTAGATGATACTTGTGAAAGTGAAAATGTTAAATTTCCAACCAATGATGCTGTTTATCGGTTTGATTTACTATATTTGTTATTTGTTATTGCATTGTATGTATTAAGACCAATTCTATATATTTTATTAGTTGTTGCACATCTTTTAGCTGCATTATTAAAGTTTTTTGGTAATCCAGATTGGAGAAGAATCGCAAATATGCAGTTACCTAATTTAGCATATCCTGATTGTGATTTATGTCAATGTACTGAAGGTCGAACAGCTAGAGGTAATGGACCAAATGAATTTCAACTTAATGTGGCTACAACATTAAGTGAAAATGCTTATATTACTCCATTTAATCAATTTGTTAATTACAATTGTACTTCTCAATTTTCATTACAACAATTATTAACAGGATTTCAATCTACTTATACACCAAACAACACAAGTATTAGTATTGATATGGGACAACAAGCTCCGCAATTGGTAACTTATACTGACGGTCCAAATATAAATAGAAACGCATTTACTAGTAGTCTACCATTATTTGAAAGAATTAATTTATTCAATACTAAAGCTAAATATTTTGACCAAAATCCAAATAATCCTGGTGGTGGGTGGAATAGAATTGCAGTTCGTTTTAGACCAACTTTAAATACACAACAAAATGTAACAATACAAAATTCACAATATTTAAATGTTATTGTAAATACAGGTATTTTAAATTATTCCTCAGCCGGACCTAATGTTATAGATCCTATACCATTTCCAAATCAAACACTTCAACCCACAGTTTCTAATCCGTTTAACGCAAATACATATACAGCACCAAATACCAGTTTATATTCAGTTAGGTTGGACTTTAATTTTACTTTTATCTTACCAACTGTTAATTATACTTTCCGTATCCTTAGAAATAATATAGCGACACCATTGACTGTTATTGTTAATTCAAACACTCAAACAACACGTACAGAAACATTTAATTTTGGTTTAGCCGCTGGAGATATAATAAAATTAATTGGAACTGATTCTGATTTAACAAATACTACAAATTTTAATTGTAATATTACAATGACTATCAATGGTTTAACCGTACCAGTGAACTACCATTTAGATAATACAACAATAATGTTGGTAAAACCAGATAAAAAACAATCACTAAAAGCAGGTACAATTTTGTCATTCCAAAATCCAGAATTAAGTAGAGATCCAAATATGACTGGAGCAACATCAAACGAGTTTGGTACTAACGGAATTACAGGGACATCAATAAACAATGGAAACAGTAATAACCCAGCTTCTATAAATGTTTCTTGGGCAAATCCAAATGGAAATGGTATTAATAATACTACAACATATTTTATTAATCAAACTGAAACAGATGCACAATATGCCAAATATTCTATGGATATTGAATATTTTCAAGTAGTTACCGCGATTACTGTGGGGGATTACTTCAATTTACATCAACCAGAACCACCAACGAATGACCCAAATTATACAAATTTTGTAAATGATAGGGCAGGTAGTTTAAAATATCGTATTTTAGATAATACAACATTAATACATATTGTACAGACTAGAAATCACTGTTGGGCTGATGGTCTTGATGGTGGTTCTCCAAGAACTTTAAACCCTCTGAGGTGTTATGATGATTATTTAGACCAAGTTATTGTTATTATGGTAAGAGGTGTTGACCCATATTCATCAAGGGGTGAAGTTGAATATGATTTAAGTGTTTTGTTTGGTTATCCCCCACTCTATAATGGAAGGCCAAGTGGTCAAGTCATAGTTAAAACAGATAAATATAAATTAAATATTCCAATACAAGGTCATTACGCTTGTACTAGACACGATTCAATAAGTAATGATATAACCCAACAAGATTCACAAATTGGACAATATTTATATTATCCATCATATCATTTTATACCTAGCGTTAATCAATTTTCTGGATTTACATCTGAACTGCCAAGTTATTATTTAAGTTTAAGTAAAGATTATGTTAATACACAAACATTATCTGAGTATTTTTTACCTAGTAACGCACCTGCAGTTAATAGTCCTTGTGATATTGGTAATTATACACAAGCGATACAACTCAATCCACAACAATATGGGTATATTAAATTAAAAAGTGGATTCTACGACGGAACTACTAGTGGGCAATTTTTTTATAGGGGTGTGGCAAATACATTTATTTGGGAATTAAGTACCGAAAATACTAGTGCTGGTTGTACAAGATATTTACCAAGAAATAATGCAATTAATGATATTAACATGAATAGAGGTTATTATCCAAATGAAATTGTTGATGGAGGTAGTTTTATGAATCAAGTATCTTCCATTGGAAATGGTAATGCAACAGGAACAAATTTATCGGTTTATGGTTATCATTATTCACCAAGATATAGTAACCAACCATATAATTATGACAATTGTGCGACACAAAACAGAATTATAATGAGGTCTGATAGATTACCAACATCAACAAATACAAAAGAAGTGGGAGAAAATAGTTTTGCACTTCAAGCCAATGAATTATTTACCGCGTATGAGATATCAGACGATGGAACTTTTGATGACGCCGGAGGAGACCCAGTTGGTAGTCCGACATTTGGTGATCCAAACGAATCTTTAGATGACGGTCAAGTATTATCAGTTTTAAACACATTTACTTGTAATGAAATGGTTCCTCTTGGATGTTATTACACACCATTTGTAAATGGACAATTATCTAATGAAATTGCAGTTAGACCTCAAACAGATTCTTGTTATAGTAATCAAGTTGATGGACAATCAATAATGGAAGATGGTTGTTATGTATTAATTACAGCACCTTTAGATTCATTAGGAAGAGACTTAAAATTATTAACAGAATGGACATCAAGGATTCAAATAACATTCGCAGCATGTAGGAATGTTTGGTCACATATATTCACAAATAATTGGATTAATGGTTCGTTGTACGCATTCTCATTTAAAAATGAGAGATTTTTTGATATTAATAGTCAACCTAAAAGTGATTATTGTGAAGATACAATAATATTACACCCAACCAATAATTTTTATTATAGAAGTAGTCCATATTACTCAGGTTTAACAGATAGTGGATTTGTTGGGGCTCCAAGACCAATACCTATTTTTGGTGGTGATTATGGAGGAAACAGAAAGAATTTAAAATTCCCAACAACAATTGTTGATTTAGGCCCAAGAACTGTTTTTTTACAAGAAATAACATTATCAGATGATTTCGATGGATACTTAATGGATAAATTAACTGAAACATCGTTTAAAGACGTTTCTGAAATATTAAATTTATTAATAATTAATAGACTTACAAACACATCATTTTTAAGTTTATTCTTTGGTTTAGGTGGTGCTAATGTTTTAAATTTCTTTGACAAACGTTCAAAATTATTTGCCGATGGTGATTATTCACAAATGCTTTCAATAAGTTCGGAATTAGGTGTAGTTGAATTTGAAACATCAAATTATTTACCAATTGGAGGCCCAGCAGAACAAGATCCGATTTATTTTATAAATCCAGAAAGTACAGACCCTATTTTTGGGATATTTTTTTCATCGGACACCCAAACTAGAGATTTATTTTCACCTAAACGAACAATAATTAATCCGTTAGTACAAGCTAATAATGATTGTGCTTTTAATTCTTTTTATGTTTATTCACAAGAAGTACCATTTTATCAGTGGGAAATTAAAAATAGTGAAGATAGTCGATTTGAATCTATTTTTGGATCCCAAACAAATGATTGGTACACTAAATCAATTAATAATGGGTATTTCTTTTCGAAGAAATATCAAGAATTAGATAGAATAGATATTACATCAAGATATTTTAGAACAAATACAAGTACTATAAATAGAGATTTTAAGGGATACATATACTCCTTTGATAATAATGTTAACTCAATCAATTACGATGAATATAATCCAAATAGAAATAGTTGGCAAAAAAATAGTCCAGATGAAAATACAATAACCGTTGGTGCACCATTTTATTTTTATTTTGGATTGAAAAAAGGAAAGACTGCGTGGGATAGATTTGCTAAAAAATGGATAAATTTCGAAAATATTAGATAAATGGGAAATAATAATAATT